GTAAATTTAAACATAGCTATCATTTCACTATGAGTAAAGATACCCAACTGGTAGAAGAGTCTCCACTTGCAAAGGCTGCAAGTATCGCAATTGAGAAATCATTACAAGCCCTAGTACAATTTCTAAGAGTGTACGGGTATAAATCTGAACCCGATATTTCGCCGACTATAAGGCATTGGATAAAGCTTGCCCAGGAGGTTGAGTACAACTGGATGAAAGTTGCAAAATACAAACTTGCAGCATTCTACAGTGTACACAACAACCAGGTATTGCCAAACAATCCCTTTAAAGTCGGCGATAGTCCACATCATCTGATAGGAGGATCAGCAGGACGTTTTCTTCAACAGTTGTTGAAAAGGAAGAATACTCGAGAGAGTATTCTCCAAGGTTTAAAGCAATCCAAAAAGGGAATGCCTAGACCAAATCAACAACAGCTAAAGGAAGCAACCGCTGTCTTCTTAACAAAGATGACTACACCCTTAGAAGGAAAGAAGGAATCCTATAACACCCTAGTCGGCTGGGCCGACTGGGACAAGTACCCGGATGGTATCGAATTAACTTTATCTCGATTAAACGTCGAGAAACAGTTAAGACGAACTGTCCAGGAACTCTTCAAGGGATATGAATTCACTCATAAAGAGAGGATTCATGCCTTCTTTCCATCCACAAGTGCCAACTATATTAATAATCGGCAACAATCAGGAAGTGTAGGAACGATTTTAAATCATCCCACGCTTCTTGCCGGCCTTAGAAGGCCGGGTGGATATTTACGTACTGTAATGGTCGAAGAAGAGGAACATATACAAAATGAGGACGAAACTGGAACTAAAGTAGAAGTAGACCAAAAGGGACTAGATTCTGCCTTCGAGAAGTTATGGTTCAGACTTGCAAAGCAAGCCGAATCAGAAGTTCCCGAAGTAGAACCTGTCGCTCTTGCGGAGGCACTTAAAATCAGAATGATTACTAAGATGCCCCCACTTCAACAAACAGTTCTTAAGAACGTCTGGAGAGTGATCCATAGAAGATTGAGAAGACATCCATGCTTCTCACTGCTAGATCGTCCCGTAAGTGAATCACAATTACTAGATAGGATGGGATTTCATCTTTATAAGGATGAAGTCTACCTTTCTGGTGATTATGAAGCAGCAACGGACAATTTGAAACCTTGGGTTTCAAATACGATTGCAGATGAAATTAGTATACTGCTTAAATTGTCAAACTTTGAGAAAAAGTTATTTCAACAAGCACTAACTGAACATATCTTCGAGGGTCACA